CGCGCGGCGAATGTGCAGAATAGGCCCGCTATCGGGCCGCCCTCACCTTGGCGGCCCGAAATTTATCTGGGGCCTCTGCACCCTCATTTTTTTTGACTTCCGCGCCCTGATCTGCGCCGATGCGTCGAGTGCCTTCCATTTCTTTTTGACGATCTTCGCCCCGCCCTTGCCGTCCTGGACTACGGTGTAATTCCTGCCGATCCTCGTCATCGTTGCGTTATCCTTTCGCATGGTTGCGGCGCCACTCCGCAACGTTGCGCGCCAACGTTGCACGCTCTAGCGCTATGGCCTGGTCTTGGGTCATCGTCTCGATATTTTCGTCGTAGGCGAGCGCCGCAACGATGCTGGCCAACTCTGCATCGTTGCTGAGAACGCGCCAGAACCCGACGAGGGATTGCCGCCCGCCCTCTTTCAGGTGCGCGGCCAGCGACGTCTTGAGCTGTTCGGCCCGCGCCTTGCCCCTCACGACAACGTCAAGCCGGATCGCGATCTCGCGCGACCTGAACATCTGGATTTGCTTGATCTGCTGAGCGAAGCTCTTGCGGCTGGCCACACCTAGCCGCACCTCGTTAGCGAGTGGTCCTGATGCGTCCCCGATGGCGTAGAGCACGCACAGATCAAGTTCATCCTCAGTCTGTTGCCAGATCAGCTTTTGCGCGGCCTCTTCCATGCGCTTGGCCCCTTGGTCCCGTGACCGGATCGACGAGGCGAGCGCGCCCGTTGGCGACGTCTGCGAGGTGCCCTGAGATTTGAGTGAGACGATGTTCGACTTGGTGCTCATTGAGCTTGCCCCCTGATAGCTCTGTCCCGATCGTGCGCAGTGAGACGCCGCGTGCGTGGCGCCATATGATCTTTTGGTCGTCAACCCATGGCCTCCCCCGCCGGCCGCGCTGCCACTCCCTGCATGCGTGCGTGAACTCGTCGATGTTCCATTCGAGGAGCGCGAGCGCGTTGAACCATCCGCCCGCGATCATGGCGTCGGCAATGTCCGCACGCTTCACCGGCTGCTTATCGGTGCGGTGATCTATGTCATCATCGTCGGGCGGACCAAGGTAGATGTCCCCAAAGTCCTGAGCCCTGAGCTTCTGGTAGCGCTTATCCTCGCGGGCCACGCCCTTGAACACTGCCCACCTGATCGCTTCGGCATGGTGTTCAAACTCTTTCGGCCACGATGAGCCTGCGCCCAGCCTGGGAAGCCCAGGAAGCCGCGCGAGCGTATTGCAGGCCCTCACCGTCCGCTCATACGCCTCGGCCGCTGTGACCCCCTCTACGGGGCGGGAAACGTGCCTGTAGGTTTTCATCGTGCCCCCGATGCGATCGAAAACGATGCGATGCGCTTATCGAACTGCATTCTCACCGTTCCCGGCTGCCCCATGCGGTTCCAGTCTTTCGACTTGTCGATCTTCACGAACGTGATCGAGGAATCCTCCTTGTCGCGCGCGATGACGACGCCGTGGTCTGCCTTGTTTTTCCAGGCCGCAGACCCCGACACGTCGTAGAGGGACATTTCGTCGATGCCCTTCTGATCTGCGCCCTTCGATGGATGCGTTACGACGATCAGCGCGATCTGGTAGCGGCGCGCGAGGCGCTTCAATTCCCTGAGGGCCTGGTTCGTGTAGTTCGTTTCGTTCTCGCGCACGTTCCAGACGTGCTCGATCTCGTTCCACGGATCGATCAAAACCCATTTGCATGCGTGCCGTGTCGCGGCTTCCTCGATCGCGCGGCGTATCCAAGAAAGATCGAAATTCACATCGCCGTCAGCGTCCTCTTTCGGGCTGATCGCAAAAAACATGCGCCGCGCCCACGCCTCGGGATTGTCGCCAACGCCAGCACGCGGATCATTCGACCAAGCCCGCGCATAGCGCATCACGTCGCCGCGGTTGCGGTCTGGATTATCCTCGAATTGCAGGATCGCCCCACGCAATCCATGGATGCGTGCGAGCTGCATACACAGCGCCAGTGACCACTGCGATTTTCCACTGCCCGGCGTGCCCGTGACGACGATCAACTCAGGCGGCACGATGCGCATGTGTTCGTCCATGCCGGCCCACCCCGTCGAGTAGGTGTTGACGACGCCGCGCTCGGGGATGTCCAACAGCGGCACGAGGCGATCCGGCACGATCGGGCGGGCATCGTCGATCATGTGCATCAGGATTTCGGCGCCCTTTTCGGGGTGCTGCACGAGCACGTCGTTGGCGTCCTTGCATCCCGTGGGATATTCGACGACGTAGCACCGCGATCGTCCGATACGGATCGCCAATTCATCGCGCAACACAAGGCCAGCCCGATCGTTGTCCGTCGCAAGGATCACGCGCGAAAACCGCTCGATCTCGGGCAAGAGCCTGTCGCCATCCCACAGATATGCGAACTGCCGGTCCTCGCTTGGCACAATATCGCCCTCCCCCGGTTTACCGGCCGCGCCGTTCGGGACTGACACGACGCGCGTCGCACCCGCTGCGACCCACGACATTGCGTCCAGTTCCCCCTCGCAGATGATCAGGGGCACATCCGGCCCGCACGGTTCGCTCAGAGACGGCAGATTGAACAGGACCAGCGGGCACCCGGCCGGCTCGATGAAGAACGTTTTTCCCTCGGGCGTCTCGCGCCTGATCTTGCGAAACAGCAACGCGCCTGTCTTGTCCTGGAATTCGAACGCCAGATTGTTGCCCCGGCTCACGGCCCCCATGTCCGCCGCGATCTCGCACGGGATACGCCGTGTCGTTTCCAGCCATTCCGCGTGTGTTGCTGAGAGTTCCAGTTTTGCGAGCATTGGTCTTTTCGCCTTCGTTGAAAAAACGGGCGTGCGACCACCCGCAATGGATGCAGTGAAATCCGACGTGCTCCCGGCCGATCCAGACCGCGAGGCACGGTTTGCGCTGGTTCGCCCGCTTTCGGAGGTGCGAGCACTGCGGGCACGTCGTCGAGTGCTTGCCATCGGCGTGGCTTTTGAGGGTCACGCGCTCGGCCGCGAGGATTTCGGAGAGGCTGATCATTCGGGCGCCCCGTGAAATTCGATGCCCATGGCCTCTAAATCGGCCCGCCAGTCGGCATACTGGCTGTCCTTGAGGGTTTGCCTGATCGGCACCGATGACGCCGTCCCCGGCGCGTCTATGCGCCATCTGTCATCAAGCGGCGCAGCGCCGTTCCCAAATCCGCCAGAAAGCAGCTTTGCGAACTTCTCGCGGCGGCATACGAATTCGAGATCGGCCCGCCACCCGCGATCGTTGTCGCCGCGGCAGTGCTTGGACTTCGCCACATAGGCGAGCGCCAGCCGCCAGACCCGCAACATCGCGTCCCGGCTCAACTCGTCGGCGTTCTCTTGGAGCCGCAGCGCGATTTTCTGGGCGAACGTTTCGAATGACGCATCACGCGGCACCGGCAACCCGTGCATCTTGGCGAAGTCCTGCCACTCGACAAAAGCCTCATGCGCCACCGCACGAACCTTGACCTTCTTTGAAGCGACCCCCGTATCGTCCCCGGATGGGGACAAATCCGAAGGATTATCTTGTTCCTTTGTTTCCTTGTTATAGTGTGGCCCTTGGGTGGCCCTTGGGTGGCCCTGGGGCCGCCCCAAGTCTGGCCCCTCGTCAGATGTTGATGATTGGAATTTGCTCCAATTACAAACACTTACGACGTTCGGTAGGTGGCCCCTAGTCTGGCCCTGTTTTAGCTCGCCCACGGCTAGAGTAATCATCAATTCGGCTTCAAGTTTTGCCAGCCAAACGCGAACAGCCTTCTCGGACCAGTTCCACCGTTTCGCGAGAAAGGCGCGGCCTGCGAGCGTCTGCCCAGGCTGCAAGATCACGGTCGCGCCTTGGACATTGATCTTGCGCTCGCGAAAGTTCGCCATGCACAGCAGGTCAAGCCAGCTCTCCAAGCGCGAGAACGACCCCCTATTGCGATCGGCAGGCGTCACCATGTTGCCCGCACCGACGATGTGGTGCTCGATGATCTCGCGAGAGATGGCGATCCAGTTGCCAGTCAACGCCGGCCCGCCGTTGTGTCCGATCATGACGCATCCCCGAGGCTGAGGCACGCCGGTGCGAATTTTTCGTGAACGGACTTGCGTCCCGCATCAATATGTAGTATGGCCACTTCCGTACCTCCAATAGATCGGCCGCGCATCGGCCCTTCCAATCAGCTCTTCGGCCCTGCAAGGCCCCTCAGAGCACCAAGTTTCAGAAGCCCCAGCCCTGCAAGGCTTGGGGCTTCTTTCGTTCTCAGAACACCCGTTCCAAGCCGCTTTCAGGGTCGAACCGGAACCCTTTGAAACAGGCCGCCGCGAACGTGACGGGCGGGCCTGGCGTGACGATGCCGCGGTCCCTCAACCCTTTGGCCAGCCTATGCGCCGTCCCAAGCGAGCGCACCCCCAGGGCATCCCCGAGTGCGCGGATCGTCGGCAGCCGTCCAGTGCTTCCCACGCTGGAAAGCATCACCCGGATAGCGTCGCGCTGCCTTTGAGATAGCGGGGGTGTCATTGGGGGGCCTCCTCAAGAGACGGAAATTCGATCAGGACCGGGCGGCCCGAGTAGCCGTAAGAGGCATAACCCGGGGCGCTCGGGTGGATGCGCCTGCACCCGGCGCGCACCAGCAATTGAGAGAGGGCCTTGTCGGTCAGATCAGGCCACCCGGCCACGGCCCCGATCTGCGCATAGTTGCGCTTGGTGGCCGCGAATGTGAGCGTCCCGCCATCGGCCCCGCCATCGAAAGTGCACATTGTTGCGACAAACATCGCAACCGCAGCCTCTTTGGTAATCATCCCCGTCGGGGAAGGGGTGACAAGCACCGTTGCTGCACCGTTGCAGACCGTTGCCTGCAACGGTTGCGCGGCTGGCGTAAGTAGCTGTTTTTTCTGAGAAACATCGTTGCGGCAATCGTTGGCAATCGTTGGGCGCACGGATGCGGCCCCGATCAACATTGCGGCAAACGTCCCCCATGATAGCGCCATCGTTGCAAGCCCCGAAAAACGATTGCGGCACCGATGACAAAGCCGCGTCGCACCCCCTTCAGTCGAGACGAGTAGGGCGGCCCTTGTGCGGTAGGGCCGCCCTTGTACGCTTTGCGCAGACTTGGACCGATTACCGGCAAAACTTCACCCCGATCCCGAGGCGGGCCCCCACCGGCTTGACGCGGACGATTGACACGCATCGGTCCCAGTTAACCACCCGCCACGCAAACAGGGGCGGTTCAGGCTGGGGACCATCCGAACAACTCAACCGGCGATGCGGTGGACGTTGCCAGTAGGCACGCCGCGCACCCTGAGGCGATCGTCAAAAACCGCCTCCTCAATATCGTAGCCCCGCGCCACGGCCTCCCGGTAAATCCGGTAATGCCACCCTGGCGGGATGTAGTTCTTGGCGATCCAATTACTGATCGCGGGTTGCCCCACGCCAGCCCAATCGGCCATCGCTGCCGTGCCTCCCCAGGCGCGAACAACGTCACCGACAGACTTGAGCCGAATAAGGTTCGTCATGAGGTGCATATAGTTCACCGTCCGTGAAGTTTGTCAAGATCACCTGGGGTGAATAGATTTCCGCGCGGCGATCTGCGATGTTTTGGCCATGAAAAATGAAAAGCCCTTCGCCGACATCGGCCGTCGACTCGCCGCCGTCCGGACCGTTCTCGGCATGTCGCAGGCAAAATTCTGCGAGAGGGCCGGGCTACAGCCGAATCGGTACAACCAGTGGGAAGAGGGAAGGAAGCGCCCGAGTATCGACGGGGCAATCGCGCTGTGCCAGACCTACCAAGGGCATATTTCCCTGGATTGGATTTACCTCGGGGAAGGCTCAAACCTGAACTACAAGACATTTGACGCCATCAAAGCATTGAACGCAGCGCGTGCCCACGCACCCTAACGGCGCCCGCACGATGCGTCAACAAAAACCGAACGGATGCGGAACATTTTAGCCTTTGAGCGGCCCGCACGGGTCTTGGCACCCTGATATTTGGGCGCGGCCCGTTATGCACAGGCTCCCCGCATTACGAAACGCAGGCATCGCCCTGTAGAGCCTCAAAAAGTCACCTCCTGCCCCGTTTCTTCACTCCCTGACTTCACCGGGGGTGAATTTTTATTGTTGACATATTCACCCCCGGTGAACTATTGTGCCCAACACCTGAGGCGACGAGCCAACCCCTAGACGGGCGATCGGCGCGGCAGGTCCGGGGGCGGGGGCCATCCAATCCGTTGCCCGGTTTTGAGGCGATCCAAGAGCGACCGCGTTCGGGGTTGCGGTTGGATAAGAGGGCACAGCCCTTGGATCGCCTCCCTCTCTCAAACCGCGTGCGCGTCGAACGGGGGCCGATATGAGCCATGCACCTAACAGCTTTGGACTTGATCGAGATGGCGCGCGGCCTGAGGGCAGCGCAAGCGGGAATGCCGCTGATCAAATGGGAAACCCCGCTCTGGATAGCGGGATGGCACGCACACCACGGGCGATCTGCGAACGGCTGATCGCGTCCGCTCAGTTCCAGGACGCCGCTCGCGCTGCCGGCGAGGCCGCTTGGTACGGCAAGTCCTCACCTCTCAACCCGTCGCCCCAGGGCGGCACCGTCAACCTCGCTATGTCGCGCGAGCACGGCACCTATTGGGGCTCACCATGAGCATTGACCACGACATGCACCGCTCGGCTTGCGCCACAGCGGGCGCCATCGGCATCGAAGTGTCAGACCTTTTGATGCGCTTCCCGATGTTCAACACGACTGAGAACCAGCGCGAGTTCCCCCACGAACTCATGGCCGTCTGGTCTGCGCTCTGCGACGCGCGTTCAGCGCTTCTCGATTTCGAACAATCGATACGAGAGGCACACCCATCACCCCGGATGATCGAAGCGCACGCCGCGACGATGGAATCCTTTGAGGTGAGCCATGGGTGAGGTCATTCGAGGCCGGTTCAAGCAAGCGCATCCGCCGGAACCAGCAGCAGCGCCCAAGGGCAGGCAAGCCAAAGCGGAAGAGGCGCACGGGTCCGAACTCGCTCTGCGCATGAGCATGTGGCTCGTTCACGCCGAAAAATACGTCGGCCTTGGGGCCACGCGCGCCATGCTTCTCACTGCCATTCAGTGGGTTGACGGACGGATGATCTACAAGGGCAAAAAGCGATGACCGCACGCAAGGCTAAGGCCCCCAAGACAACGCCGCACCGGCTCGATGACGAGGATCAATTCGCGGCGACGCTGATGCGTCTGGCGGCCGATCCAACAGTCGGCGCCGACAAGCTGGAAAAGCTATTCGAGCTTCACGCGCGCACCATCGCAGATCGCGCGCGCCGGGCCTACGACGCCGCACTCCACGACATGCAGCCTCACCTGCCGATCATCCAAGAGCGCGGCAAGGGCGAGAAGGGCAACAGCTACGCCCGGTTCGAGGACATGATCGAGGAAGTGCGCCCGATCCTGCACGACTACGGGTTTACGATATCGCATCGCGTCGCCGGCGCCCGGGACCATGTCGCCGTGACGTGTGTTGTCTCTCACGCTGCAGGCCACCGCGAAGAGACGACCATCACCCTCGGGCTCGACACATCGGACGGCAAGAACCCGGCACAAGCCGCCGCGTCATCGGCATCCTACGGCAAGCGCATCACGTCCCTTTCGATCCTCGGCATCGTCACCCGTGGGGAGGATAAGGACGGGCATCAGCCCGACAACCAGGAAATCGAGACGATCACGAAAGAGCAGGCCGCAGCGGTGACGCGCTTGATGCTCGAAAGCGGCACGACGATCGACCAACTCCGCGAGCAATTCAAAGTCGAGGATGTGACGTGCATCGTTGCCAAGGCATTCAAGCCGATCTGCGCAACGTTGCGGGCCAAGGCGAAGCTGCGCGCTGATCTCAAAGCATCCGTGGAGGCGTCGCCATGATCGGAGGCGCCACCGGCCTCTACATGAGGCCTGTCACACAAGCCGATATCGACGAAAGAAAAGGCCTGTGGCGCGGGCCTTACCGAGCCATGTCCGCCTACAAGGGTGACGAAATCAAGGGGGAGCGCGATTGGCCGTGGATTGTCGTTGGTGAGGCCGGCGTCAACTGTTTCGGCCGCCTGTGGCCAAAGCCCTGTGCGATCCGCATCGCGCAACTGATGAACGGAGCACCAACATGAACATCCACACCCACAAAGATATAATCACGATCGATAGATCGACGGCCTTTGCAACGTTTACGAGCGACGACCCAGCAGCGGCGTTTGCGCCCGTCCTGGCCGAACTTCGCGCGATCGTCAACGCATGGGAAAGCCCCGGCGTCGAAACGGCCGATGCTCGCAACGAGATCAAGTCGTTTGCATTCAAGCTCACCAAGAGCCGCACGGCGGTTGAGGCGATCGGCAAAGAGCTTGCCGTCGAAGCCAAGGCGATACCGAAACGGATTGACGCGAGCCGCCGGTATATCGAGAGCGAAATCGAGGCGATCCGAGATGCCGTGCGCGCACCCCTCACGGAATGGGAGAGATCCGAGACGGCACGCGTTGACCGTCACAAGAACACACTAGAGGTCATTGCGTCGATCGCGCAAGCCATGACCCCGACGAGTGCGCTCGATGTGCTGCGCGCCAACATCTCGAAGCTGGAATCGATCGATCACTCGATGGGCGAGGAATTCGCGACCGAGATCGATATTGCCAAGGCGGCTGCGCTCAAGAGCGTGACCGCCGCGCTTACGGCACGCGAAAAGGCCGACGCGGAAGCTTCCGAGCTTGAAGCGCTGCGCAAAGAAAAAGCCGATCGTGAGCGGTTGGAGCGTGAGGCCGACATTGCGGCGGAAGCTGCACGCGCCGCTGAAAAGCGCGAGCGTGAGGCCGCCGCGGCGCGCGAGCGCCAGTTGATCGAGGCCAAGGAAGCGGCCGAGAGGGCGGCCGTCGCCGCAGCGGAAACCGCCAAGGCGCAACTTGAGGCGCAGAAGGAAGCCGAGGCCGCGGACCAGCGCAAGCGCGAGGCGAACAAGCGCCACCGCGGAAACGTCAACCGCGCAGCCCTCGAAGCTCTTGTCGCCAACGAAATTGACGAGGCTACGGCAAAGAAGGTGATCGGACTGATCGCGCTCGGTCGCATCCCCGCGATCTCAATCACGTACTAGGGGCTGGAAAACACCATGAGGATCATCGAGTGCGAGCAAGGCTCCGACGAGTGGAAAGCCGCGCGCGTCGGCCGCGTCACGGCCTCTCGTGTTGCCGACATTGTCGCCAAGGGAGAGAGCGGGCCAAGCGCATCCCGCGCGAACTACTTGGCCGAGATCGTGTGCGAACTTCTCACCGGGGAGAGCGCTGAAAACACAATCGACACGCACGCCATGAAGTGGGGCCGCGATCAAGAAGAGCACGCGCGACGCCTGTACGGCTTCATGCACGATGCGCCCGTGGCCAAGGTGGGGCTTGTCCTGCATCCCACGATCGACGGCGCTGCGGCGTCGCCTGATGGTCTGGTTGGCGATGACGGCCTTGTGCAGTTCAAGTGCCCGCAGCTTGCGGCGCACATCGCCATGCTGCGCACAGGCTCTATCGACGGTCGGTACTTGAAGCAGATGCAATGGGAGATGGCTTGCACCGGCCGCATCTGGTGCGACTTCGTCAGCTTCAATCCCAAGATGCCCCCGGAAATGCAGCTCTTTCGCAAGCGTATCCGCAGGGACGCGCCGATGGTCGTGGAATTGGAAACGGCCGTGCGCGAGTTCATCAGCGAGGCCCACGCCACGGTTGACGATCTGCGCAAGACCTGCGCGATCGGGGAGGAAGCGGCATGACCGACCTCGAAAAGCGCATCGTCGCATTCATTGGCGATTTGCAGGGCCGCAACGGGGAGTGCGAGATCACCGGCCCCAAGCGGCTGGCCACGCGGTCGCAGATACTCAAAGCGATGTGCGATGTGGAGACGCCGCACGCGATCTCTCGCCTGTGGGCGCGTGGGTACCTTCGTCGGCCGCAACAGCGCCCGCGCGAGCCTTGGCGGTTCATGCTCACCCCCAAGGGGTGGGAGGCTCTTGGAGATCAGGAAAGGGCCTCGGCATGAACGATATGCCCCGTCACGAACGCCCGATGTCGGAACAATTCCGATTGGTCGCGCGCAAGTTCTGCGCTGCGAACGCCAAGGCCCGGCGCTTCGAGGCGATCAAGTCCACAGAGCTTGAGCGCCGCAAGAAGGACTTGATCCGCGAGCGCGGCCCGATGCCAGACGCCGCGGCCGAGCGCGAGGTGAAGGCCTCGGACGATTGGATGCAGACTATGGTGAACACCGAAAACCTGCGCCGCAAGGCCGATGAAATCGACACGAAACCCACGACGCTAGAGGCCGCACACGAGGCGCTTGCGGCATTCGATCAAATGATCGAGGCGTGCGCCGAAAGCATCGACGAACTCGCGAGCGAGAACGAAGATCTTGAGGACGAGGTCCAGGATTTGAAGGGCCAAGTGGCGGAGGCGGCGGACGCACTCACGCACGCAGTGGAGGACCTGGAAGCCATCCGCCAACTCGTCGCCGTCGGACGAACGGGTGAGGCGTTGCACAACTTCGACCGCATACTCCAAGGGATAGACCCAAAGTGTAAGCGGCTGATCGTGGTCGTGCCTGGGAACGGGCTTCCCGTAGCGGGAGGGTTTCTGTGAGCGGCGAACCTCCTAGCGTCGCTATGCAGGCGGGGGCCGTGCGTCATGTCGCGGCAACGGC